CATTTGGTTGCCTTGTTGTTTCAGGAACACCATCAGTGCTATCCATTTTTGCATCAAATAACTTTCTAAGCATTTTAGCTTCGTAACTAGCTTCATCATCACTTGCTGCTTGTAGCTGACCAGCTTGAGGGTCATTATTTCTTGTGTTTTCCTGTTCCTCTGTTGGTGTTGGTTCAGAACCATCTACTGGAACCTGCAACATATTCATAGGTCTTAGATAAACATTATGCTTTTCATCTACTTCAAGACCTACTACTTTTCTAGCTTCTCCAATGGTTATCCAACCACCAGATACGCCCATGTTTACTCTCTTATACAAATCATCCATATCTGTTTGTAGAGCTCTTACATTAGAAATATCATAATCACAAGTTTGACCAGTATCACCAAAATCTGGAATAAGTAATTGATGTGTTAATTCATTAGCTACTGTTTTCCATAATGGAACCAATCTCTGCTCTGTGAAAAACTCTCTAAGTTCAGCAGTATTGTTGTATGTAGCAGCATCAAGACCTGCACCAAGTCCAGCCAATATTGCAGGAACACCTAAGACAGCAGATACTCTTTCTTCTGGAAGTTTTCTTAATTCAGTTAACTTCATTTGGTCAGGAGAAAAAGAAACAACTTCAACATTCATTGAGCCAGATAGCACCATAGGTGCACCTCTGTTTTTACCACCAAACTTTTGTTTATAAAGTTCAGCGATAGCTTCTGCTTCATCTCTAGTAGGACCACCCATTGCATCATTTCTTGGAGAGAGAACTACACCTGGCACGGCTAAGTTTGTTAATAATGCAGTAGTATATTGACCTGCTGCTTCATCACCTAACAATTCACGAAGAATTGATTTAAGTGGTGCATGACCTCTTCTGTGGTCATTTGGGTCTATTCCTTGTCGTATATGAATAATATCTTTAGGGTCTATTCTTACTGGTTCACCAGATGATGCATTTTTTTGAGATGCATAATATTCGTAATGAGTAATTAATTTAGAAGTATTACCTCTGACATCTACAAGTCCTGGCATTAATGGAACTAAAGAAACAACTTTACCATTAGAATTTCTGTTTTTAAATATAAAAGCATCACCATGTGCATTTAATGAAAGAACAATGTAATGTGATAAAAGACTTGAAGACATAAATTCATTTGGTCTTCTGTAAAGTTCACTAACTGGGTGTTTGTAATCTATTTCTCTATCACCAAACACTTGGTCTCTTTTTACTACTTGTAAGTGTGGTTCAGCAAATGAAGTCGCAAGAACATTTAAACATGCAACCACAGCACTATTAGCAGTACCATCTCCAATTTCTTTTAATTCTGATGTTTCCCAAAAACCAGCTGTTGTATTATATCCAAAGACAGAACTGTCTCTACTTGATGCAAGGCTTTGATTATAACTAGCCATTTTCCTAAGCGATGCTTCGCTAGGTCTATTTAAATATTCTGATGCTCTTTGTAAAAAACTCTTATTCTCTGCCATTAATACGCCTGCCAGCTTCTCCTCTGAACTAATGCCTGTACACCCAATACTAAAGCATCAACGATATCATCGTTTCTACCTACAGGAAAGGTCATAAGTTCTCTCTCTAAATCTTCCAACCACGATGCATTAGAACGAAACAACACATCGCCTGCCTCCATCCTAGCTGATAATGGCATAGCCTGTGTTATTTTATCTTTGCTAGCATCCATTTCTCTTACTCGCATACCTTGTCGTTGTGCTTCTTGTATAAAGGTTTTAGTAAATCCTTGTTTCTCCATACAAACATATGCCCACCTATACTTTTTATACATATTGTTTATCATTGGAATGATGTCAGGACCCTCTATTTTAATTCTTTGCATATCTTCAACAAAAAGTTTCATGTCAGGTGACATTGCGTAAGATATTACAACTGTGTAATCAGATTGAGTACTTGTAGTTACAGCCAAGTCAGCAGCACCAAAGTGAACCATTTCTTCTGGTTGCCACTGAGCACCACCACCTTTGTACATTCTGTCTTGTACTTGAAAATATTCCATCCACTCTGGTTTGAGCATACCTTGTCCTGCATCTACAAATTCTGCTAAATATTCTTGTGCAAACACAATTGAACCAACCTCATCTTTTGCAGAGTCAATTTCTTCTGGGTCAATAGCAGGATTATCGTATGTCGAATATTGAAATCTTTCCCAATTAGGTGAGTTTCCTGCTGTTTCCCATAAATCAAAAAACCAGTTGTTCATACCCATTGGTGTTGAAATAAATAATGCAGAACCTTTTCTTTCCGTAAGAGTTGGTCTTAGTACTTCTTGCCAAACATCAGGTTTAATAAAGGCAGCTTCATCCATAACTAAAAAATCCAAACCCTCACCTCTTAGTCTTTGAGGATTGTCAGCAGATTTACAAGATATAGAACCACCATTGGGAAATAAAACTTCCATATTAGCTAAGGATATTTTTGGCTGTATTTCTGGTGGAAAAGAATAAGCAGCGTTTTCAAGTGCTCTCCAACCAACTCTAGCTATTGCGAATGTGGGTGCAACCCACCAAGCTCTACCACCATTAAGTGCAACTTCCATGCACATGTGGATACCTAATCTAGTTTTGCCAAATCGCCTACCAGCACATAATATTTTCCAACGAGCATCAGATTGTGATACTTCTTGTTGGTTTTCATGCAAACCAGGTAATTCAGGTATATAAACAGGCATTAATAACCTAGTTCACCTTTTTTCTTTTTTATTTTATTAATAGAATTTTCAATCATAGTAATAGTTTGTTGCCATTGTAAATGTTCAGCTTGTTGCTGTAGTTTTGATGGCTCAATCATTACCATACCAAAATGTTGTGCTTCTAATTTTTTTAATTCGTTTTCGACTATTGTTGCTTTATCTTCTTCAGTCAAATACTCATATTTTATACTCATCTCACCACCTTAATTTTCTCTTTTTAGCCTTGTTAAATTTATCAAGAGATTTCTGTGTTAAGTCAGATGGGTCTTTTTCCCACTCAACATCAACAGGTGTCTCGAACATTACATTTTTAGAAATTTGCCTAGTACAAAAAGACTGACACACAGGACAATTAATTTCTGGTTCATCAAAGATACTGTGAGTAATTTCAAACGATTTACTACAATTCTCGTTTCTACATTTGTAATCATATCTCGGCATCTCTTTTTAAATAACCTCTTAATAAATTTTGATACTCTTTGTGAGCACCAGCTTGTTGTCTGCCATCAAATATATCATGATGTCTCTTACATAATATCGCAACATTCCACATTTCATTGGATATGTCTCTATTTTTTCCACCCATACCTATAGCTTTGATATGAGCCATTTCTAGCCAAGTTCTATCAGAACAATTATGCCACTCACATTGATACTTTGCTCTTTTTAATGCTTTTTCACGAAGTTCTGATTTATTAATTTTGCCAGTACCTTCTCTTTTTTTCTGACCCATGCCAGAAATACCAGAGCTTGCACTTCTTCTTTTTTTAAACTCTGCGTAAGTTTCGTTTTCAGGTTCCCACTCAACTCTTGGCATTTAATATTCCCTCTAATACTGCTATCTCAATATCTTTAGGTTCAATAGAATGTTTTCTTAAAAGTTCAATTAATTTTTTTTCATCTTTTGATAGATAGTCATTGTAATGCATACTACCTACTACCATTTTCTCTTTTGTCTAAACTAAATAAACAACCATCACAAATTGTCAATACATCAGATTTTAAAAGTTCTTTTTTACAAACTCTACAAAAATATTTATCAATCATCGCCAGCCCAATTTGGATTACCTCTGTATTCATCAAGAACTTTAGTTTGATACAAATCATCCATAGTCAGATATATTTTTCTAGCTACGATGTAACCTTTTTTAATAAACCATTTGTAAGGTGCAGAGAATATTCTATTTTCTATCTGTTTGAATTTTTCTAACATAATTTAAGTATAGAGGATTTTTGTTATAGATACAGCTCTCCTAAGAGAGCCGATGATGGGAGGAGGTCGGTGTGGAATCCGACTAACATTACTGTATCAAAAAATGTAAAAAGGCGTGGTATTTAAAAACACACACGCCTTAGTACTCTCGCTATGGTCACCCATAGATGATTACTTAATCATCATAATCTTCATCTGGTGGTAGTGGAGCCATTTTTCTTTCTTTCCTAATAGCTCTGCGTTCTCTCTCTGACTTACCACCCCATATACCAAATCTTTCACCTCGTTCAAGTGCTTGTTCTAAGCAGGGTTCTTTTACTGGACAACGATTACAAATCTCTTTTGCTTTTTTTGTAGAACTACCTCGTTCTGGAAACCACCAATCTGGGTCATTTTCTGGATACTTGACTTGATTACATAATGCATCTGAATACCAGTTTGGAACATTTAGGACTTCGCCTAATAAACTTACCGAATAGTCATCTTCAGACATAGTTATACCTTATACCTTACTAATAGGGGAAAAGATTCTAATAATACGCTACCCATTCATAAATACTCTACATAAATTTACTAAGCATTAAAAGATTTATTAAGGGAAAGTAATGCT